GAAATATGTCCTTGGCTCCAACCTATTCAATACCGAGACTGTTGTGTTCAGAGTAGGTAGTGAAGGCGCTCTGCTAATCCCCGGCGATATTTGTTTAATCGCCGATCCACTCAAGACGCAAATTACATCAGGTGGTCGTATAAAAGATGTTTCTCCCAACTCGATTACAACTGACCGCGAAATTACAGGTTATGTCGAAGGATCTGATACGTTCTATTTATATACCTATGGCTCTACTGGAATAGCTCAACGTAACCTTGTTAGCGACATTTCAGGAGACTTCATTGAAACCGTAAGCAATTTTGATCTTATGCCTCAAGCAATGCAGCAGTGGATCTTAGTCGATGAATCCGATGAGAATAAGTTTAAGCGTTACCGCGTACAAAGCGTCAAGGAAGAAGACGGACAATATGAGGTTGTTGCCGCACTCTATTCAGACAAAAAGTTTGATCTTATTGAGGCCGTTGCTCCTTCTTATGATTCCGTTAGACGGTTTCCATCTAGCCGGAGCCCCGCTGTCAAGAGATCATCCATCGCCTTCTCTTTAAAGGACGAGACATCATGACAATCGTAGTCTGCGAGTGGGAAGAGCCTACTGTCATTCCCTATGCCGCTCTCGATGTAATTGTTCCAGGTGGGTTTTTCTCAATTCCTCGCTCTGACCCTAACATTCTGTTTTATGAGTTTGAGCGTTTTGACGAGGTTAATCAGGTCTTCCTGCATGTAGGAAATTACCGAACGCCCCGCGCTGAATTTTCTCCTGAATCTTTGGAAAACGCTAAAGTTAGAATACGAGCAATCCTCAGAGACGGTACACCAACGCCGTTTGTTGAGTCCGGAAACTTTCAGCTGTACGGAACGATTTTTGACTTCCAGCGGCCGAATTCACAAATTTTACTCTCATTTATCTAATGGCTCTTTACGGACGCGACGCGAACGGCTCTGATGCCTATATTCGCGGTACTGGGTCAGGCACGACAGCTGATGGGTATTTGACATTTCACGATGTCTTTTCCGACGAGATTAAGTTTGCTTCGTCTACGTTGACCGCCTCCGGCGATCTTGTAACGGCAGTCGCAAGCAAAAAGATCCGCGTTATTAGCCTTACATTGAGTTCAAGTGCTGCTTGCACTGTCAAGTTTCAAAGCAATGCCGCCTCTGACATCTCAGGTCTCTTCACCATGCCTGCTGATGGTCAGGTCCACGCTTCCAGCGAGTTCGGTCTCTTTGAGACCTCTATTGGCCATAAATTAAATGCTGTGATCACCGGAACTGTGAACCTTGGTGTGACGCTTGCTTATCGCGAGGTGTAACGTGACAAGGGTCTATGGCCAGTTATTCAATGATGGCCGTGCAGGCAACCTTGTAATTAAACCCTCCAAGCCCTTTTTTGGAGTTGCCAGGCATGAGCAAATCTATTCTGTTACTGACGGTCGTATTGATCTGCAGTTAACACCCACTCCCCCAGGCCATTTTTACTTAGTTGGTTTCAAGCAAAAGGGCGACGTTCGCCGCACTGACTTCACACTCAAGTGGAGAATACCCGACGTCTCTGAAGTCGATATTAGTAGCAAGAAGAGTGAACCAAAAAGTAAACCTTTATTCAATAATCAGTCTAAAGTTTTAATAAACTCTCTCCTTGTTAAAACTAAGGAGTTAGAAGCTACTTTAATTGAGAAAGACCGGCAGATTTCTGGTTTATCTGCTTCGCTCAGCCTATCCAAACGCGATAACGAATCTCTCAGCAAGTTACTTGACCAGGCTATTGTCTCCAGAGAGCAAGCCCTTAAGGAACTCGCTGATCATACTGAACCCGTGCTAAAAACCGAAATTAGATATGAACCTATTGCTGATGAAACTCTTTTAGAACGTATAGCACTTCTAGAAGAAAGGTTGACGGCCGTTGTTGAACAAAACAATAAACTTGAATCAACTATTGCTCAGCTTCATCAGCTACAGTTAAAACATGGTAGATCTGCACCGGTAAATAACCAGCGTCTGACTGATAGCTGGCTTCGGCAGAATATCAGACAACATTTCAACAATACCCATAAGTCATGGCCCTGACTTCTATCAATGTGACGGTCCGCGAGGGGGATAGCTTTGAAGAACTTTTCATTAATATCGAGAAGCCTTGGGGAACTCCTTATGATTATTCGAGTTCTGTTTTAGTTGCTGATATTAGACGGTTTTTTAATACAGCCACTAACGCTGCCGTCGACTCTTTCGGCATTAATGAATTAGACCCTGCTCAGGGGAAGGTTCAACTCAAGTTATCCAGCCGTCAAACAGAAGCGCTAGGTCGTAATGTCCCACTTGGCTATAGCGAACGCGGTGTTGAGCAGTCAGGTCTTTCTGCTGGAACTGATATTACCGACGAGCCTCAAGGTAAGTTCTTATGGGATCTTCGCGAGTATTACACCGAAACTCAAGCCACGATCTCTTTGATAGAGGCTGGCTCTACCTTCCAGTCCACAGGAGGTGCTCAACAACGGGTCAAAATTACAACCACAGCCCCGCATGGATTGACTGAGAAGGATCAAATTCTGATCACTGGTACAGGTAATGCAGCCTTTGATGGAGTTGATTTTTATGCAAATGAACTTGCTATCTTGTCACGCACTCAATTTGAACTAGTTCCATCCTCAGATGGAACTCCTGCTTTTACTACAGGAGCGTCTTCAGGTACGATATCCTTGTATAAGGAAGACACTCTGGCTATCGGAACGCTTGAAGTTATTCCGAGAATTTCCAGGGATTCAGTATCACTATCCTAAAGAAAGATGGCTAGCGTTGAAGAAGGCGTAAGTGTAGTAACAGTAGGTGCGACTACGCCTATTGCTGCTGGTCAAGCTGTAAGCGCTAAGTCGCTGCCTGTTGTCATCGCATCGGATCAAACCCCGATTCCGATCCTCGATAACCTGTCCGCGCCATCTCAGGTACGCGACGATCTTCTCGGAATTCCAAGGAGCCAGACCCCCCTGGCCGTGTTCGATGACACTAATCTCATCGACATCAATCCTGATACTTGGGCTAAAGATGAGGTCACCTCAGGCAGTACCCGCGTAACCCAGGTTAATCACCTGTCTCAGCAGTCCGCTGCTGAGCTGCTGATCACACCGGCTGCAGCTAATGGCAGCGATGCCGTATTGCTAACCAAGCAGGCCTTCCCTTATCAGACAGGTCGAATCACCTCGGCGTCCTTCGGCGTCTCCATGAGTCGGGATGTCAATGCCGTTATTGAGTTCGGCATGTTTGACAACACCGATGGTTATTTTGTCCGTGTTGTTGGCGATGAGCTGTACTACGTTCGCCGCACCAGTTCTGGTGAGCGCCCCCAAGATCACCTGAATGGCTACACAGGTCAGGGGACTGACCCAACTACCTTCACTGTTGATACGGCTGTTATGCAAGCGCAGCCATCCCGAACTGACGAAGGCACTGTTTATAAAATTGTCAATAACACTCCTACGGTGATGGAGGAAATTGTCCCCCGTCGTTATTGGAATGGTGACACCATGGTTGGCGAAGACGGTGTATCCATCCTTGGTTCTGCTGATACATCGTCAAGTCACAAACTCAGCCTTACAAACCTCTGTATGGTCCGTATTGAGTACGGCTGGTATGGAGGCACAGGTTCTCGCCTTCTGTTTTATGTCCCGATTGATGCAAATCTTGCTTCAGGTGACACTGTTGGGTCAGCGCGTTGGGTGGTTGCACACAGCCTGAACTGTTCAGACCGTATTCCGTATCCATCACTCGGAAACCCTACGCTGCCTATGCAATTTAAGATTGCTAAGACAGGTACGCTGACAGCGAATTCTTATATTCGTAAGTATGGTGCTCAGATTGCGATCGACGGCGGTGATTATTCTAAGCTTTCCATTTACAACAAGGATTCGGCGAAAGTCAATCCTGTAACAACTATCAATTACAAACCTCTTCTAGCTCTGCGTATTAAAGAAAATATTACCAATAATCAAGGGGTTTCTAAGCGCAACCTTCTGCGTGTCTTCCCTCTACTCTTGTCAATGGTTAGTGCGGATCGCGCTCAATTTGCCTTGATCAAGAACCCTGCAACTATGGTTGATGCAGGAGGCCAGGCTGTCACAACGTTTACAAGCACTGGCCAGCTGTCGGCTATCGAAACCAACTCCCCGGACGATCTCAGTAACGCAATTTCTGCATTCACTGGAGGAGAGCACATTGCCTCCTTCTATACGGGATTCTCTGACGCACAAACAGTTGATCTTACTCAGATCTTCAGTTTTGCCCGTCAGTATCTAACCCGTGAAGCCAATGCTGCCACAGGCACTGCCGGGGATGTATTGATTATTGCTGCACGTTCTATGGAAAACGATACTAATACCTGTAAAGCGAGTGTTACTTGGGGACAGCGCTAATGGCTGATGTTTACCAGCTCCCACCCGACGTAGGTCACAACCGCGTTGTCCGAAATGGAGTTGTTGTTCAGGAGGAAGGTTCTTTTCCTTCTGGACAAAAGCAGAGCGGTTCGTCCATTCCTGTAATCCTCCCTGCCAAGGGTTACCGGGCGAGAACTATTGATAATTATCGGTTTGTTACAGAAATTGATAGAGATTTACTTGGTTTCCCTCGCGGCGTCAATACCTTTGATTTTCTTTCGGTCGACGATCAGTACGACCTCCGTAAAGAAGATTGGATTTCCGATGTTACTGGAATTAATGAACTACCTGAAGCGGATGGCACCGAGAGTGCTCGTTGGACGCAGTTCAATAACGCTAAGGTCTTTTATCGCTCCCGACCCAACGGTGAGATTAAATATAACCCCGCCGGTAATTCTGCTCAGCTAATCCTTAATTCTAATGACGGAGGCTTTCAGCGAGCCCGTATCGTCACCAAGAAAAGGTATCGCTATCAGCCTGGTCGTGGCGTTCGCGTCAGCATGGCTACAAAGATGCCTAACGCCGACTCCCCCATCAATATTGTTCGTACTTGGGGTATTGGTGATACCAGCGATGGCTTTTTTGTCCGTGTTAGTGGCGATGGTCAGGGCGATCGACTGTCCATTATTTACCGGAATTCTTCTGGAAACGGCTTGAAGTTTGAGCGCTCCTATCCTCGAAGTGAGTGGACGGGGGATAAACTCGATGGAACCGGCTCGTCTAAGGCAACACTCGATTTCTCTAAGGTCTTTATGACCATGATCGAGTGGGGGTGGTATGGCGCATCCAATGTGCGGGTATATTTCTTTCTAGTCGATAAGCAGGAGGATCTTCCTTCTACAATCAAAGCTATTCCCAGAGGTAGGTGGATCTTTGCCCACGAAATTGTCATAGCGGACACTCCAGTTCGTAATGACCTTACTGAGGATGATGGAAGTGGTACAAATACGCAGCGCTCTTATGATGTTCCTTCATTGAGCAATCCAAGTCTTCCTGTTTGGGTTGAGATCACCAACAGTGGAAACATGACTCGTTCAGAGTCTATTGAACGCTACGGGGCTTCAATTGAAGTCGACGGTGGTAACGATAATGGAGGCAAAATTACTTGTGTTGATGGTTCTTTTGGTAAGGACGTTAATCCAATTATTGGTGGACTCAACAACGCCGCCGCCACTTCTATTGCTACCATCACGCATACAAATTTAATTACTAATTCCTTCTCTGAGGATCTTGAAAATCTTGTTATTACTACCCCGCAGCGTTTAAACATCACGGCTACAGATCTATGCGAAATTGAGCTGTGGAAAGATCCCGTACTAGTTGACCCTATTAATGTAGGTCATATAAATGGCAACCTCTCATATACAGATGGTTCGTTTAAGGGACCTCTGAATATTATTCCCCAACGCTTGGCTTCATTTGATAGTGAAGGTAATTTATTTGAGCTAACGCAGGAAGATCCCAGAACCGTCCCAGCTGATGCCGGTCCTAACGCTCGTCTCACAGCTCCGGCGGATACCGGCGCCTCACCTTTCGAGTCTCTATTCGCCTCCGTCATGGATCTTGGAGGGCTTACCGCTGTCATTCGACGATTCTCTTTACGAAATGGCTCCGGCACGTTTGATCTTGGCAACTTAGGCTAATGGCAATCTTTCTTACTGTTGACACTCCTTACACTTTGACTGATTTGTATTCAGTCAACGCTGCTTTTAATGATAAGCGGTTGGTGAGCGAAGGTAATAAACTTCTGTCTCTTGTTGTAGGTCAAACCGGTGCATCGATTGACTTAACTGAGATTTTTGGCGCCCAGAGAGAGGGTCTTACCACGGAGTTCGATGCCCCTCCCGATTTCCCTACAAAAACCGCTTCTATTACTGTTCGTTCTTTTGACACATCAACTGGCCTAATCACTGTTGCTGATGCTTTCCCATTGCGTTTGTATGAGGGTCAGCGTGTTTCTAAGGGTAATCAAAACTATTTTGTTCATCAGTTTCCATCGTCTACAACTTTTTCACTCAAACTAGCTAAGGTAGATACAAGCCCTGTTACGACGGGTTTTACGACTGGAGACACATTAGTAGCTCATTATGAGCTTGACATTAATGTTGGTGTTGCTCGTAGGTTTGATCCGATTTACAACTCGCAACTTGTAATTACGGCAAGGCCTTACGGGGCTAGATATTCCAATTATTCCGCCACTACTCAATACGACGCTGAGTGGTTTGGCACTGTGAATGTTACCACCACCAACACTTATGTGACACAAAATGCGCTGCGTGTCAATTTTGTTCTTACTAACAGAGTGGTTTGATGACAGTTTTAGGTTCTGATCTGACAAATACATCTGACCGAGGCCAACCAGGCGACAGTGAAGACCGCGCTTTTAGTTATGCGCTTGGCACCCAGATTTTCATTAACCCTGTCGACACACCCACAGACGCAGTAGTCGAGTTTAGGGTGAATGTCGATCTTTTAAACGGAACCAACCCTGCATCAATAGCCAATTTGGCTATTGGTCTCGGCGCTGATTCTCAGCTTAGTGAAATTGGTAGTTGGACTTCGACGACTGTAAGAACACCCAATTCAAGTTTGTTCCCCGTCTGCTTTACGCGGAGTGATACGCAGGGTAAGTCTTGCCGGGTAGTTGTGGAAGGCACCGAGTGTTTGTCCTTATCTAGGTCGCAGGATGTGTCTGGTGTTGACGTAGCTAATAATGTTTTCACCATTACTGGTCATACTTTTTCTAATGGCGACAGGGTGGCTATAAGTAGTAGTGCAGATTTGCCTGGAGGTTTGTCTGAGCTAACCAGATACTTTATTAGTAATGCAACTGCAAATACTTTCACCCTTGCTCTAAATCAACCCGACGCTTTAAATGGTTCAAGCTTGGCTGTTTCTTCCTCTGGTGACGGTAACATATCTGTAGTGTCCGATGAGCTTTTTACGCTCACAAGATTTGGTTCAACGGGGTCAGTTCAGTTGAAAAGAAGCGAATCTGTTATCGCGACTTTTAGTCTTACTAACTCTGTGACCCCACTGCGCCTTTTCTACTGGTGCCGGGAAATGTCGGCTTCACTGCAAGATCCACTTGTTAAATCTGTCAAGGTTCGAGGTGCCATCTAATGACTGCTACCAGAAATATCACTGATCTGAATGCCCTTCAGACTCCCCAAACGGACGACGTTCTTCTGATTGTTGAGCGTCTTAGCTCCACCAGCACTGAAGCTAAGCAAATTACTTGGGGCAATCTCACTGAGGCTATTCAAGATATTGTTGGTGGCTTGATTGTTAGTGACACTAACAGCCCCTCAACCATCACCGTTTCTTACGACGATGCAGGTGCTGAATTGGTGGCCAGGGTGCAGCCTGACACCACCGTTCAAAGGGTCGAAGTTACTGACGGGACAACGGTCTCCACTAAAAAGCGGATCAATATTGATGATGGCGTTGGTATTACTGCCACCGTCACCGATGACGTTGAAAATAATCAGTCTGTTGTCACCCTTAAGAATTCTGGAATTGTCAATGCCTCTACAAATGCACTGACAGGTACTTCCTTTACCGTTCTTTCTGGCACAACTCTCCAGAACGATGGATCGAAGACGGTTGATGTCAGGCCCATTCGTATGGGCTCTTCTAAGATCACTGCCACGCTTGTGGAAAGCGATGCAGGTATTGAGCTTGATATTGATCCTTCACAGATTGCAATCGGCTCATTAGACGCCACTGTTCAACTACCTGTTTCCAAAGGCGGCACTGGCGCTTCTACGGCTGCTACAGCTCGAACAAATTTAGGAGCCGCCAAAACTGGTGTTAACTCTGACATCAGCTCACTTAGTGGGCTGAC